GGGATTGTTGTTCCTGCTGTGCCAATCATTATGTGTTCTATTCTTTTTATTCTTAATATTGTTTCTTTCCACCTCTCAGCACAAACTGCTTCATGGGTATCTATTTGAGATTTAACTTCACTTACAGATAATTTAGGCATATAAACTAACAACCTTCCTATCATTCTTTAGGGAAATCATCAATAGGAGGTGGACCTGAAACTATACCTTTAGAATCCACTGGAGCATCAAACAATGCTTTAAAATCTGCGAAACTAGAACACCCATTAATTTTTGTTTCTATTGTATTACAAGCAGTTCTTACTTTGTCTCTAAATGTAGTTGTAGCAGAAGCAATGGCTGTGCCTTTCTCTGCCTTCCTTGTAACTTCCCAATCAGATTTAGATAATAAATCGTTTGCTCTTTGTTTAGTTTTTTTAATCCATACAGATTTAAGTCCAAGATTTACAATTTGATTTCCGTCTTCATCTTTTAATTTATTTCCAGACTCATCAGTAGCATCTGAATCAGCTAATGCTCTTTCAATTACTTTACCATCAGAATCCCTGCCTGAATAAAATCTATTATCAGGTGTTGCCACATCATCTGTCCATGTAAGACCTGCTGTTTTCTTTTGAGCATCGCTCCAAACAGACCAATTAGCTGGGTGCCTAATATTTTTATTATCTTTCCAACTGCTACCCAGTTGAACTTCAGCTCCATTATATTTCCAAACCATTATCTTCTCCCTTTAAAAAGCATTTGCATATTTGGCAGGCATTTCAGCCCAAGCAGCATATATATACTCTGCACCATCAGTATTATAATATCCATCTGTATCTCTAATTTTAAAGCCATTAGATAAAAAATCTACTTTCAAATCACTTGTTAAAGCACTTTCAGTATAACCCTGATCCCATGCTAATGTGTTTGCTACTTCATTAAATGTGCTTCTACCAGAATCTGAAACTGCCCACCAACCTGTTGTATCTCTGTTTTTCACCACAAGAAGTGCAGGACGAAAACCTGTAAATACATAAGGACCATCTATGTTTCCTGTTCCCTCGTAAAGTCCAAATTTAGAAAAATTTTTAATTTCTGTCCAAACATAAGCCATATAGTAATTAGGGTCTCCAGAATTAACTGTCATGTGTGTACCTACTGTAAAGGTTGTTGATGTAGGTGCAGTATCGTTAAACATACCTACATAATCACCTCTTCCTGCTGTGCTAATATACAAACTATAATCTTGTGGCTCTGAAGAATCCATATGTCTATGATAGACTACCCAATTTGTTCCACTGCCATTTCCTGAATTGTGAGTTCTGTTTTTTATCAATATAAAATGAGGAACTGCACCAAGACCATGAGCTATGCCACCTGCTGAACCTGTGCCTGTGTATTGCACTATGCTAAATCCTGCAGTTGTATTTGCTTGATATACAGAATCTATATCACCAACACTGGTTGCACTTGCATCATTCGTTGTAGTAGTTCCAGCATTAGCTTTCCATAACCAATTAATATAAGTTCCAGTATTATAATTTAATAAATCTCCTGCTGAACCATCTGTTGTTGTTCTATATCCATCAGAAGTAAATCCGTCAAATACATCATGTGTGCTTTCAATAGCATATAAAGTCGCACCTGATGCAAGAATAAATCCTTTATCAGCACCTCTTGTGCTATCATAGATTCTATGACTAAATGTTTGATTTCTTGCTTTAGACCATAAAAGGTCAGGTTGAAAATTTAATCCACTTATTGTTCTTGTTGAATTTGAATCGCCAGTAAAAAGATAATTCTGATAATGTTGGTTTGGTAATTCGTCTGAATTAGGACCCAATGATGGTTCGCTTCTATTTTGAGAGCATTGAGCTAAAAACCCATCTGGAACAGAATATTTAAAATCACCTATATTATTTGCATCTTGATAACCACCTGCTGTTTCTGTTCCTGCAAAAGTAGAATCCTGACCAAAATTCCATGTTCCACTTGTAGTTCCACCATGTCCTTGTGCATATAAGAAATATGTATATCCATCATTAATAGGTATTATAGTATTTGATGCTACAAAAGCATTAGTTGTAGTTCCTGCTTCTATTTCACTTTCAGTTGCACTATTTTCCCATGTGCCATTTTTACCAAACCATATTGCTCTCGTTGAACTATCCAAATCAACTGCTACCATAAGAATATCACCAGTAGTATAGGTTCCCACTCTATCTGAGTAAGGTGAAGATGTAGCATCTACTTGTCCATTTCCATTTTCTATCCAAAAAATCTCATCATATGTTCTGTCAGGTGATGCTTTCATTCCAAATCTAAAATAATGACTCCCAGAATATAAAGCATTAACTCTATGTTCAGCATACCACTTGCCAGACCTAAAACCAAAATTTGATTGCCCATTATTCCATGATGCAGTAGCAACAAATTTTAAATTTCCTTCCGACCAAACTGATTGATAATAACTTTGACTATCAATATTAGGACTCAATGCTCCAATACCAGTTGCAAAGTTATTTTCTGGGTTGTCTAAAACAACATCAGAAGGCAATAAACCTGTATGAGCAAAATGATTATCTTCGCCTGATTTATCTTGGTAAAAAGAACTACCACCTGTAAATGGTGAATCTGTGTAAGCTACAACTGTTCCTGTAAGAGAACCTGTAACATCATTTGAACTATTATCTTTGGTAGTAGTAGCAGTTTGACAAGCCAATAATTTTGTATTTGTTATATTTGTAAGTGGTGTTGTTGATGGTGTAAAATTAGAGGTATATACAGCAGTGCCTACAACCAATCTTACATTAGTTATCCAGCCAGTAAAAGCAGGTTGTCCAGGCATAGCACTTGCAATACCAAATCTATCTGTGTCCCATGCTGTTGTATCAGAATAAGAGGTTGTTCCTGCAGTTGTTTGGTAACCATTAATATAACATTTTGTTGTGCCACTTGACCTTACGATAGCTGTATGATTCCAAGCATTTGCAGTATAGGAAGCATCCCCTCCTGCTGTAAATGTATGTGCTGCTCCATTTCCTGTATAAAAATAAACATTTGAAGTGCCACTTAATTGAAGATTAAAGTGAGGACCTGCTGTTTGATAATATCCTAGTGTATTTGGTGCATCAGTCATAGCTGATTTATGAAAGAACTCTAATGTAAAATCATCAGAACTTCCTATGTCATAATGTGTGGCATGAGAAAATGTAGTAGCACTACCACTAAAATAATGAGAATATCCATTTGCAGTTGCAGGTTCTTTTTTAAAAGTCAATCTATATCCATTAGTTCCATAAGCTCCAGTGTATGCTTTAGGTATTAATGCACCATTACTAAATTCTGTAAATGAAGATGGGTCTAATGCTAAACCATCTATCATATGGACATCTGCCATATAGCCATCAAAATCATATGTAGTTGACCTTTGATTAAATATCTCCTGCACATATGTATTATTCCAACATAAACTTTCGTAATCTGCACCTATGGTTCCAGTAAGAGTAAAATTTGCTGTTGCATCTACACCATTTATATATATTTTAACTCTTGTAGCATCTGAATCACCACCACCAGAAGAATTGGTATTAAAATGCATTAAAAAATGATACCATGCTGTTGTATCTCTAAAAACTTGATTTGTTCCTTGTAATTTCCAATAAGCACTTTGTCCTGTGTCTTTATATTCAAATACAGTTAATTTGTTGCTATCAAAATAAACAGAAAAACCATTTGCACCACTGTTTATAGGAGAAGAAAATAATGCTCCGTCTGATAAATTGGCTCTTTTAAACCAACAAGTCAATGTCCAAGTTTTTCTGTTTCCTGCACTACCAAGAGTTTGGCTTAACAATGGGTTATCGCCATCTTCAGACCTTATAGATTGTCCTACAGAATCATTGTAAAAACCACTGTCTACATTGGACATCCAAAATGAACTAGAACCTGTCATTTTATGCTTCCGCAAATGCTTTTTGTGCTGCTCCGAGATGAATTTTACCATCTGCTTGAACAAAATATGGCACAATGTCTATTGAACTTGCTGCTGTGCTTAAAGTTATAGATGTTCCCCCTGCTACAAAATATCTATCATCAGCATGAGATAATGTTCTACTTCCTGTTCCATCTTGTATAAACACAAATATACCAGATTGTCCTGCAACTTCATCTGTTGGGTCTTGTAAAACTATATTACCAGTTAATGTCCAAACAAAGTTTGTGTATTGCGACATATCAGGAGTTACATTACCTGTTTGAGAACCTGCTGTTTGTGTATTAGGCACATTCCCTGCACTAAATGTTATGGCAGTCCCTACACCTGCATCAGATGCTATGCTATCTAGTGCAATACTACCTACATTTGTAATATTGTTATCACCAATACTCACATCTGCTGAAAAAGCAACTCCACCACCATCAGATATAGTCATGGCATCATCACCATCTGTAAATGCTATTTTTGTTGTCTGAACTTCCCCTGGAACATTTATTCCTGCTGCTGCATCTAATATTTTCATGTTAGTAGCATCACCATTATCAGTAAAAACTAAATCTTTTGCATTGGTTGCTAATTTAATTGTAACATCACCAGAGTTTCCTTCTGTAAATCTTAAAACTTCACTTCCAGCATCTTTGAATACAAATATACCAGTATGAGCATCAAGATTTAAGTCCCCACCAGAATCTACTGTTATAGGATTCGCTGCTATCGTTACTCCAGTCGTTCCGTCATGTGTAAATGTAGCATCAGCACCTGCACCCATACTTATAATAGAACTATCTGAATTAAGAACTAAATCATCACCTACTGTAATATCATCACTTGATGTTAAATCATCTACTGTGGTTGTTCCTGCAAAATTTACATCTGTAAAAGCATCAACAACTGCTGCACCTGCACCTGCACCATCTAAATATACTGCTTTATTATGACCATTAGGTATAGTTACTGTTGTTCCTGTTCCTTGTTTGATAATAATATTTTGGGAGCCACTTGTAGCATTTTCTATAATATGAAATCTATTAATAGTGTTTGGTGCTATAGTTATTGTGCAAGCTGAATCTAAAGTGCCAGTATACTTGACATAATGGGCTCTTACAGGGTCTGTGGCACCATCTGCTATCGTGCTTGTATGAGTATCAGCATTTGTTGTTATTCCCTCTGTGCCATACCCAAATGCTTCAGCAATCAACTCTAAATTTGTGTTTGTCGTTGTTCCCCAAGTTCCACTACCATCTCCAGTAGCCATTTCGTTGAGTCTTAAATCATTTACATATGTTGAAGCCATTTTATGCTATCCTTATAATTGCTGTCGTTCCTGCTGCTGGAAGTGTAATTTTAAAAGTTCCACCTGCAACTGTAAAATCTCCTCCAAAGTCAAGAACTGCTATCGCTTTATTACTATTACTTGAATTATATATTAAAGCACCTCTTGCAGTAAATGATGCACTTGTCCATGTTGGGTCTGCTGCATCAAAATATGCAGTTGTTCCACTTGTGGCTACTGTTGCAGATGTTAAAGTAACACCTGTTGCAGTATAACCTGTTCCGCTTACTTCATTTGAGCTTGAGTATGCTGTAGTTGTTGCATCTAGAGATGCTGTGCTTGTATATAATGCAATTTTTATTGTGTCAGTTGCAAGTTGGTGTCCTTCTTGAAGTATCTCCGACTTGAAACTGGTGCACATTGCTTGTGTTATAGCCATTTAAATACCTCCTTCGTATTCTGCTGTATAGTTTCTGCCCATCTCCTGCTGAAACAATGCTATTGCTTCATCAAACTTTCCTTTATATATTTTTAACATTTCTTCTGCTTTTAGGAAAGTAGAAGTTTGATATAAAGCACCATATAATAACACATTTTCTGCATTATTACCAATCCAGTTCGTTGTATTGCTTGATGATAAACCAGTTTCTGGTGCTATAAATTCTACTTGATAAGATAAAGTAGCACTCGGTGTGGGTGCTAAAGTTATTATTGTTCCGCTTGTTCCTGCACTTTTTGTGCTATACATTTCTGGCTGACCTGTGGTTGCTGCAACAGGATGATAATCTCTTAAATAGGAATCTACTCTATGATTTAAAAAAATTCTGTTTGAACTTGAATCTGTTACAGATACTTGTCGTATCATTCTAGCATTAGCGACTGTATAATCTGCTGTTCCTACTGATAGTGTGCCTGATGTAGATTGTCTAAAACAAGGTAGACTAGGCAATCTTTGAAATATCATTTCTTCAGCTTGTATAATAATATTGTTAATTTCATCAGATAATTCTGTAGAATCATCTTCACTAAAATTTTGTATTTGAGAAACTAAACTGCTATAATTCATTACCCATCACCCCATGTAGATTCACCGAAACCTTCTTGTCCCCAACCCATAATATTAATACTTTCAGAGCCAACTTGTCCTGTTCCTTCAACACCTGTTTCTGAAGGGTCGCCAACTAATGATTCAGAGCCTAATTCAGCAGTCGCAGACAATTGTGTGGCTGTTTTAGTTAATTCTATTGATGGTTGTGTTGATGGTGTATTTGCAGTTCCACCCATAGCACTATGTTGTGTGCAATAATAATATAATGTTACTGCACCACTTGCCACTGTTATTAATGTATGAGCACCACTCGTTCCAGGAGTTCCAGAGGTTGCGACTCCAGTTGTGTATTCTGAGCCACCACCATGAGAGCCATTAGATGTTGTGGAAAATCTTAATGGGTGTCCTGAGTTACTGCTATCTCCTTGATTCAATCTATAAGTGC